CGGCCGACTGCTCGGCGAGCGCCTCCGCCATCCGCGCCGACGCCGACGACACCCGGTCAGTCGCCGCGCCGAAGCCGTCCGCGCCCGCCGCGGTGTCCTTCAGCTCCTGCCGCAGCACCCCCAGCTTCGCCGACGCCGCGGCGGTGTCGATCCGGACGGCGAGGTCCGGACTCGCCGCCTTGAGCTCGTCGGCCTTCTTCTGGATGCGGTCCAGCTTCTCCGCGGTGGTGCCGTCGTCGGCGTCAATTTGCAAAAGCACGCGCCGCACCAGGGTGCCGGCCATCCGGGGTCACCTCCTCGGCGAGAACTCGATCTTCAGCCAGGAATCAATGGAGTCGATGAAGCCGGCGAAGTCGGCCAGGTCCAGGACTTCCACGTCGGGCGGCCGAAGGCTGCACAGCCGCGCCAGCTGGAACAGGTACCGGGCGCGCAGCCCGGCCAGGTCCCTGCTGGTCAGGACCCGGTGGCGGCCTCCGGCTCGGGCCTGCGGGCGCGGGGCTTCCGGGTCGTAGCCGTCGGGGAGGACAGCGCCGGTGACAGCTGATCCCCGGGCGGGGAAAGGCCGGGCTGTATAGGGTCCGGCGCCGCCGCCTTTTCCGCCTTTTCCGCGCGCAGCTCCGCCACGCGCCTGCCCAGCGCCTGCACGTAGGCGGCGTAGAACCCGAACGGATCGAAGTCGACCTCGCCGATCACGGCGACCTCGCCGTTCTGCCGCAGCATCAGCCAGTACAGCGCCGCCACGTACTTCAGCCACTCCGGCGGCGGGTTCAGGACCTTGTCAGGCTCGCCGTCCCCGCCCTTCTCCACCGGGAACTCCAGGCCGTCCTGCCAGTCCCCGATCGACACGCCCGTGTAGGACTGAATGCCCATCGCGTCCTTGAACATGATGCGAGCGGTGTCGAGCCCCCGCTCACGGCCCTCGAAATCAACCCTGATCACCGAAACCTGCCTCTCTGCACAAACGGTCAATTTTCTGCGCGTACCTCGCCATGGCCGCCCCGGCGCGCAGCGCCGCCGCCGGGGCAAGGAACGGCGCCCCCGGCGGCCCGTACCAGTACTTGCGGTCGCCGAACAGCGGATGCCGCGCCCTGGTCTCCGCCGGGTACGCCGGCCCGGCATCCGTCCAGACCACCGCGGTGGTCTCCCCGGCGTCGACATTGACCGAGGCGGCGATCTGCCTCGACCACGCCGCCAGCTTCCGGGCCCCGGCCGCGATCTCCTCCGCCGCCACTGCCAGGTCCCCGCCGCCGACAGAGCCCGTCGTCGCCCGGACGCTGCCAGTGGCCCGCTGCCGCCGTGTCCGCGGCGCCCGCGCCCGCCGCACCGCCATCAGGCCGAGTCCAGGGTCCAGTAAGTGATCTGGCAGACGTTGTTGACCCCGTCGTCCAGGCCGGTCCACGGGACCGCCTGGGTCAGCACCACCGGGCCCGTGATCTTCGGCGACTCGCCCTCCAGGCGGATGTTCGGCACCAAGACCGAGAACGTGGCAATGTCACTGCCGGAGCCGATGGCCGCCGTCTGGAACTGGTACTCGATCGCCGTCGCCGTGTCCGCCGCGTACGCGTTGTAGTACGTCTCGGCGCTGAGCCACTCAACTGTAAACGACCCGGTCAGCGCGTTCAGGCCCTGCTGCAGCGGCTCGTTGCGGTACGGCGACACCTCAGGGCTGTAGCGGGTGGTGTCCATCGGGCGAGTGTGCTTGACCGAGATCGGGCCCTTGATGTTCCCGGCCACGACCGGGCTGGTCAGGCTCGTCACGCCGGACGTGGTGCTCGGCGTGCCGCCGTAATAGACGGTCGCGCCCGTCCAGCGGAACACGCTGCCCACGGGAGGCGCCGAGTAGGCCTGGAGCGCCGGCACCGAGGCGTTCAGCGGGTCCTTGTGCGTGCCGGCCAGCTCGTTGCGGCCCTCCAGGGTCAGGGTCAGCTTGGCGATCTCGCCCATCGCGGCGGAGACTTCCCACTCGCTGACCTTGCACCCGGTGTAGGTCAACGGCTCGACCGTGCCGCCGTCGACCGCCGGGGCGCCCTTCTGGAAGGTGAAGCTGTGCCCTTCCAGCAGGCCCGGCGCGTGAGTTGCCGAGTAGGCGCCCGTCAACGCGTCCTCCGTCAGGGCCGCGGCCGTCTGGCCGGAGCTGCCCATCATCCGGTACAGCCACTGCTGCATGCCGCGCTCGGGCAGGTCCATCACCACGCCGCCGCCCGCCGAGTACTCCGTCACCACCCGGCGCGAGGCCCGCGGGTACAGGGTACCGGAGACGATCCCCGTGCTCTGCTTGGTGACCTTCTTCAGCTCGAGGGAGTCGGAGTCGCACAGGTAAAACTTCGGCGCCGTCAGCAGCGAGACGCCATACGTCGCCTCGTCGTACGCGCACCACTGGGCGGCCAGGCCCGATTCGAGCGCCACGGGTTACGCACCTTCCTTCGGGATGACGGCCGAAGCCGGCGCTAGGCTGGGCTGCCCGCCGTCTGCGCCAGCGGGTGCGGGCGCGAGCCCGGCGGCGGACTGGCGCTCGCCGCCGGGCGCGGCGCCGACGTTCTCCCAGTGCTCGGTGTCGAACGCCGCCCCGGCCGGAAGGTCGGCGAGATCGCCGGGCACGGACCTCCCGAACGGCTTGATGCACCTGACAGGGGGCATGAAAATCTCCTAACTCGTCGTCAGCCGGGCACGGTAGGTAATGCGGAAAGTGACGAGCATCGCCGCGCCGTTCGCCACCTGGCGCGGCCCCCACTGGAACGGGCCGTCGACGCCGGACCACATGACCAGGCCGCCCATGCTCGCGTCACCCGGGCCGCCGGCCAGCAGCTCGCCGCGCAGCAGCAGCTCGACGCCCGCGACGATCGCCGCCGCCCCGTCCCGGTGCACCTTGCTCGCCGGGTCGCCCGACCAGTGCTGCGCCGCGCAGGTGATGCTGCCGTCCTCGTCGCGGGTCCTGGCGTGGTCCATCACCGGCCAGTTCTGGGTTGCCTCCGCCGCTATGTCCTCCGGATTGAGGGGGTCGGCGCCGATCCACAGCACCCGCTCAAGGCTCTGCGTCGCCACAGGCGGCTGCGGCCCGTCGAACACGTACGCCGGCGGGGACGCCGCGCCGAGCAGCGGCGACGCCTTCGCCGCCGCCACCAGGTAATCGGTGACCGCGGGGACCTGCGTGGTTGTGGCTGTCAAGCGAACGCCGCCCTCGCGCCCGAGCCGGAAACCGTCGCGAACAGCTCCAGCGCCCGGTTCGGGATCGCGTACCCGAACCCGGGCACGACCGTCACCGACTCGCCCGCCGCGATGTTCTGCGCCCCGGCGCCGCCGCGGGTCACCTGGTACAGGTGCTCCAGGATGATCCGCGCCCCGTCGTAGACCGCCGACGGGATCACCGCCCGCCCTGCCCAGTAAACGGCCTTGTACTGGGCCAGGTAGTCGGACGAGTAGAAGAACGGGAACCCGGCCGCGTGCCGGATGATACCCGTGTCCGGGTCGACAAGCAGCTGATCGATGTCGTACATGAACCCGTAGGACAGCAGCGGCGTGATGCTGACCAGGCCGTTGGTCACCGACCCGTCGCGCTGGTACGTGGTGTCGATCGGCGTGCCCAGGTCGGTGCGGACCGGGGCGTGAGACAGGATCAGCGCCCGGCCCGACGCGCGGATTACCTCCGTGCGCTGCCTGGTGACGACGGCGCCGCACGCCCACTCCGCCACCTCGCTGGCGGACGCGTTGTAGCCCTGCAGCTCCCCGTCGAACTCGGTCGTGCCGGTCAGCTTCAGGATCTGCTTCGCCTGCGCGAGCGACACGATCGTCGGGTCGGCGGAGGCCTGGACCTCGAAACTGTCAGCGAACGCGCCGGGATACGCAGTGTCCGCGGCCACCCACAGGACGATGTGGTGCCCGGCCTGTGTCGTCACGTACGTCGCGGCATAGGTCCCGGTCCCGGTGCGCGTGACCTCCGGGGCCGTGGTGGTGCGGTCGGGCAGCGTGACCGTCACCGTCACCGTGGCGGCGTCCTGCGGGTTGCCGTCCGTGTCAGCGTTAACGAAGCCGGGGACGGGCACTGCCGCGCCCTGGTACCACGGTGCCGTCGCGGGCACTGCCCCTCATCTCCCGTCTTGTCTCGGCGTGGCCGGGTCAGGCGACACTCGGCGGCCAGAACGCGCCCCAGTCGGGGCCGGCCCAGCCGAAGTTCTCCCGCTTGGCGGCGCAATGGGCCTCCAGCGCCTCGCGGGACTCGTGCAGCGCCCACGAGGTGACCCAGTCGTAGCGGCCCTCGGGTGCTGCCGGCGGCCCGTCATAAGTCACGCGGAGGTTGACGCAGTCGTCGCCCCACACGCGGGTGATGTGCGCCAGGGCGACATCGGACCCGTTGTTGTGCTTCGGGTCCACGAGGACGTGGACGATCCGGCCGACACTCGGCTTAGGCATGTGCGTCTCTCTTTCAGGTCAGGCCGGCGCGGGCGCCGGGTCGGGCTCGGCCGGTGCCGCCGCGGCGGCATCCGCCTCGGCCTTCTGCACCTCGGCCTCGACGCCCTTCAGCAGCCCGGCCAGCATCATCCGCGTCGACGCGGGGACGGCGAGGTCAATCGCCGCCTGGACCAGCGGGTCGGCCTCGGCCCTCTCCGCCCACTCGACCAGGCCGGGGATGTGGCTGGCGAGCAGCTGCTCGCCCTGCGCCAGGTGCTCCTTCAGGTCGCTGATCATCTGTGACATTCCCACTGACTGCCTCCATGGCTGGGTTGACGGCCGTCCCGGCGGACAGCCGCATGATCTGCCGGCGGAGCCGCGTGGCGTACCCGGCCGCGCCGTTGCCCTCCGCGTGCCGCAGCTCCCGCTGCAGCCCGGCCAGGACGTCCGCGCGGGTCGCCACCGTCAGCGCGACAGGAGAACGTAGGGGACGGGCGCCACCACGGCGGTCATGGTCGGCAGCACCGCCGGCGCGGCCGCGCTGGCGGTGATCGTGCCCGTCGCCGCCAGCGCCGCCTGCCCGGTGACCGCGACCTCCCCGGCCAGGGAACCGCCCAGCGCGCCGTCGAGCAGCGCGCCCGTCGTGGCGCCGGGGCCGTACAGGGCAATGCCCCAGACGGCCGGCCCGGCGGCCACGAGCGCAGGGGTGGACGGCCCCTGCCCGATGCCCTGCGTGCCGATGTTGGCCACGGCGGAGCCGAGCGCGAGCTTGTTCGCGCCGAGGGCGAAGCCGGTGGTCACGTCCGCCGACTGGGCGAGCAGCGCGGCGCCGGTGCCGGTGCCGGTGTAAACGGCCGCCCACGAGTGAGCGATCGTGCCCGTCGGCGCGACCGCGCAGATGAACGACGCGAAATCGAAAACGTCGCCGGGCTGCACGGCGACGGCGTACACCGCGAGGACGGTAGTGGCCGTGACCGTGGCGGTCAGCTTGACGCCGGCCGTGCCGCTCGTGATGTCGCGCCGGCCGATGGTGCGCCGGTTCGGCGCAGAGGGGCTGCCGTCGAGCAGCCACTCCTCTTCGTAGGCCGCGTACTTCCCGCCGCCAAGATCCATGAGGGGTCCTCCCTTTCAGATGGACGGACGGTCAGAAGCCGACGAGCCCGCCGCCGGTGCCGGTGGACAGCGCGGCGCCCGCCGTGATGCCCGAGTTGACGTTGCCGTAGGACACGACCTTGCCGGCGTTCTGGTACCGGTTCGGGAGGAACGCCATGTAGGAGAACAGCTGGAACCGGACCTGCAGGGTGTCCGACAGGACCTCCTGCAGCACGCGAGTGCGGACCTCGCCCTCGAACAGCAGCATGTCGTCGAACACGCCGCCGATCAGCGGGGTGAACGTGTCGCCCGAGCCGGTGCCGTCGACCGGCGCCGTGTGGCCCGCCGACAGGGTCGACATGCCCGGGTTCGTGGTCGCCCCGCCGAACGTCAGCGGGATGTTGTTGTCGACCCACCAGCGGCGGCCGAGGATCGAGCCGACCGGCCCCTCGGCCGCCGAGGACGGGTCGAAGTCACCGGTCGCCGCCGGGTTGTACGCCGCCGTCACCGGGACCAGGGGCCGCTTGTTGCCGTCCACCGACGTCGCGAACGCGTTCCACACCGCCTCATTAGTGACCACGTCCTTCATCCGCAGGAACCGGTTGCGGCCGATCTGGGAGGCCAGCATCCCGACGCCCGAGTAGAAGTCGTTGCGGCCGCTGT